CGGATCGCAGTAATTCGGCAAGTTGTGGGCTTTTGGCAAGCTCGGCAGATTTAATATCGACCACTACTTCTTTTGTGGATCTACCGCCTGACTTAATATCTCTGCCCTGTATTTGTCCGCTAGTTTCGAGTGCTTGTCTCTTCTGCGGACTCATGCCCTCCAGTTGATTATTATATTTTCTGACCAGTTCAGTAATCTGCGGATATCTTTTGAGGTTGGAGAATAATTTATTATCGGTAATCAGTTGCCCATCGGGTCTGAATGTACCGCCCATCATGGCAAGAGTTTTACGAAGGAGTGGGATATTTTGTACTAATTCAGTATCAAGCATTCCACCCATTATTTTACCGATTGTACCTTTATTCCTGTCTCTGTATTTCCTTTTATCGTTTAGCAGAAAGTCGGTCCCATGCTCGGCCACAATTTCACTGACTGTCTGCTCATCAGTCATTATCTTAGCCAAATCAGAGTCGGACATCTTATTGCCGTCTGAGTCGAGTAAAGTATCCTGTAACTTCTTTCCGTAATCGGAACGGGCTGTTTCAAATTCATCACTGAGGAGAAATTTACGATTTGCCCCCTCGCCTACCATAATTGGATCTCCAACCTTTAGGTCAGGATATTTAGAGTTATTCTGCTTGGTCACTCGTTGTACAAATATACCAGGCTTGCCTGTCATTGGGTTACCAATCAGAAGGTCGATAAATTTACGCTTTCCACCTGTCTGTTCTAAGTAGTGGGTAAATTCATGGGCAAGTAATGGTTCGATTGCTCGAGGAGAATCTACATTTATAACGATGTCACCGGTTACCCGATCAAAGTATCCACCCTCTCCATCTTTCCCTTTACTTACATATTCGATAGCTAGGCTAGGATTCGCGACAATCTTATTTGCGACTGCCATCTGAACATCTCGATTTAATTTATTAAAAGATTCTTTTTGTCCGGCTGGCAGGTAATTGTCCGCATAGTGATATAAATCACCATATCGGGCTTCCATATGATTGATCGGGCTAGTAAATCGTGCGACCTCTCCACCCACAGCACCGGCAGAACCAAAGAGCATACCCGCCCCTATTCCACCATAGAATGCTTCGGGCATATCCATACCGCCACTTGCCGCGAGGCCGAAGGCTCCGCCTACTGTGCCTCCCGCTCCCACTCCTTTTGCCATTCTGCCGGCGGATTCGACATAGCGACCTAGTCCTGTTCGGTCTAAAAAGTTTACTGTTGCCTGTCCACCTGGTGACATTCTTCCAAATGCTTCAGGCCCACCCATTCTGCTTAATATCTTACCTTCTGCCGCTCCAGTTACTTGACGGGCAACTGATTCAACCGGTACTAATGCAGTTCGGTCGATTAGCTGTGTAGTCATCTTCTCAGCATCTTTCGATGCGAGTCTAGTAAAGAATGGTAAATCGCTTGCCGGCTTCATGGTTTCCCGCCCAAGGATTGCTGTATTTCTACCAAATCGAGCGAGGAATTGTGGTCCGAGTAATGCACCAACGGCACCACCTAATTTACCAAGTTCACTATCGGTGAACTCTCCAGTAAGAGAATATCCGCCGTAGCCTACTCCTCCCATTACTCCGCTTTTAATTAAAGCGTTTGCCTGTTGCTCGGTCACTTCCATACCCACTTTATCGCCCGCCTTCATAAGCATATTTATGGCGGTTTCTTGCGGAAGTGTTTTTATGAACTGTAAAGCATTACCTAAATATTCTATTGGTTTTCCAACTGCAACAAGCCCAGCACCTCCCACTTTATTGGTAAGGTTAAGGGGTTGTTTAATTGGAACTTCTTTTAAGGCATCATTAAGAAAATCTTTTAAAGGGTTACCAACTGGTAAATCAGATGCGAGCTTTGTGAGTGCCATATCCCGCTTGGCCGCAAGTGGTTTTAATTTAGCCTGGTTTTCGGTAATCTTCTCAGTAACTTCAGCTAAACCCTTTTCCAGTCTTGCTTGTACAGGGGCTTGCTTTATCGCAAGTCTGCGACTTTTAACAGCATTATCCCCTACCCTCGATAATGCCTTAGTCATATCGTCCTGTAACTTGGCAAGCTGTAGGGTCTCATTAATTAAAACCTTTTCCGCACCCTTTAATGTAGCTCGGCCTGTACCCTTTGCTACATTGACCGCCGCCCCAAGAGGTACAAAGTTTAAAGGATCGGCTGGAAGTGTTCCTCCCCTTGCCGCTTTCATGTCGGGCATCACCTGCTGGCTACGAATCATCTCTCTTTGCTCTTCAGGCATACCTAGAGTTAAAAACTCAGGTGACATACCAAGGAATCCTTCGGTTACCATTTCAGCGGCCTTACCCTGGCGTTGCTGTTCTAGGTCTGCCTGAGTCTTAAAAAATTCATACGATGAACGAAGATCCTCTTCCGTTTCTGCATCTCCAAATACTTTATCGACTCCTCGAGATATACCCGCCCCGATTGATTTGTAATCAAGTTCTAGATTGCCGAGAGTTTGCAGTGTAGTAGCTTTTGCCTCAGCCTTTGCCTTACGATTGAATGCATACTTATCGTCTGCAAAGTTTTGTGCCAAGCGAACCGGCAAAGTCATTGCCCAGTGGCCTAAGTCTGAAGCCATGCCCGAAACTCCCTCGGTAACCATTTCCGTTGCTGTCTTGCCCGAATCAAATGCACCGGCTTTTCTGAACATCTTAAATGTCTCAAAGTCCGATGTCATTTCTTGCATCGTAGGCTCTCGGATTTCAGGAGTAATATACTGAAGATCATCCTCAGTTGCCGGCACTAATTCAGGAGATTGAGGCTCGGGATTTAAATACTGCAAATCCTCCTCGGTTGCGGGGATAAGGCTAAGAGTTTGCTCGTCCATTATTGGGCGGGTTGTACGAATATTTTTCCGTTAACTTCGATAAGTTTATCGCCATTAGGCTTAGTACCTACCACTTTACCATTTACATTTCCTTGGGGTGACCTGAAAGATTGTTGTTCTGATGTTTCTCCCGCAATAGGTGAAAGGATTTCAGATAAATCATTTTCAAGCATATAATCCTCAAGTTTATTTCTCTGTTCAGTAATAGAAACTCCATCTCGCCTCATTTTTTGGATAAACTTAACCTTTTCTTTATCTCTTTCAGCTTTCTTTATAACATAATTTAAAAGAGTTTTATTCGCTTCAGGTGTCATCTGTAAACCGGGAGAAATCTTCGCAAATATATCCATCTCTTTTTCTGAGATTGAACCCTTTGTATTACTGATATTTTCAAATAAGAATTTCCCGACTTCTGCTCGAAAGTTTTGAGTATTTGAAACCCTGTCCATAGTTTCCTTATCGATGGGGATTCCCAAACTATCAAGCATTGCAATTGCATTGGTTTTTAATTCAGCAACACCTCCAGTCTCTAAATCGCCTTTTTCCAATAAAGTTAATGCTCGGGTTGCGGGTCTTATTGATTTAGCAGAATCTAAAGCACTATTCCTCTGATCGTTTACAAAATCGTTTGCATTATCAACTGACAATGTTTTAGCCCTTGCATCTGCTTGCTGATCAGGAGTTGCAAACATCCCCGAAGGTTTAGGCGGACCAAAGCTTTTTATCGGATTGCCCGCACTATCGACTCCGACTTGCTGAAATCCTCCCTGTCCGTCTTCCATATTAACAACCCTCGATATAGATGGAGCATCCTTCTGCCTAGATTGTAAATAATTATAAGCCAATCTGCGAGATCCTGGGGTTTCAAATTGTTCCATGAATGTATTACCAGTCAGGCTTATGACAGGAGCAGTTTCCTGAAATTGCGGATCTTGTAATGTCTGCTCAATAAAAGGATTTATTCTTGGATCTTCAGGAGCGGCGAAGGCTTTAAAGTTTTCAACCTCCTGCTCACCCGCCTTGTTTAATTCACCAGTGGGAGATTTAGAATATAAAGTGTCAATGAAAGCATTCGTATCCGCTACATCCTGATTCCTCAAATTTTGTTCTGCTTCCATTTTAGCCGCCACCTGTGCTCTATTCGCACCACCTTCTGCCCTTCGAGCGGCGACTTGCATCTTAGCGATGTCCATCTGCTGGTCACGGGCAAGCTTCTGATTAAACATCTCTAATGCTTGGGGAGATTTGGTCATCGCATTTGCATCCTCCTCATTAGCACCATTTCGCATGAGATATTCCTTTAGAGCATTCTTCTGCTCCTTCTTTTTCTTCCCTTCAAAGTATGCGGTGGCCGCATCACCAAGTGCATTACCGAATGCCTCATTCGCTCGAGCCTGTGCCGCCCCTGCTGTCTGAAACGCTGAGAAGTCCATCCGTCCCAAGCCTGCCTGTACTGTATCGCCGATTGCCATAGTTTTATCCTCCCATAGCACCACCAGCGATGCTTCCAATCATGTTCATGAATCCACTTGCCATTCCGCTTGCCGCTTGTTCGCGAGCCGCATAGGTGTTCGCCAGGTAGTTAGCACGATTTGCTGTGTCCTGTGATCCGATGTTCACTCCGGCATCAGGATTGATCCTGGTTGACTGCTCCTGTGGTATTCCGAATAAAGCCGCCCTTGCTCCATATCCCTGTTGAGTATAATCACCACCACCACGGAGCATCATCAATGGATCTGCTGAAGTGGCCTGGTTACCTCGCATTGCATACCCGCCAAACTTCATCGCATCGTCTCGATTTTCGCGAAGGATGTCACGCAGATAGTCTTCCCTGCTCATCGCCTCAGCCGCAATCGCCGCATTGTCCATGTCCCGTCCGCGAGCCACCAATGACTCCCTGGCGGATTGAGTTGCCCTGCGTCTCATCTCAGGAGATAAGTCCTGCATCTGTGCTTCCTGGAATGCCTGGTCGGCTAACTGATTTTCCTGCTCCACGCGAGCCTGCATGAGCGGATCGGATGAACGATATGCCTGTGTCATGTCAGCACCAAATCGATTAATCATCGATATATCTGAACCTGCCTGACGCTCGGCCATTTGACTGCCAAACTCCTGTGCTCGCATCGCCTGTTCTTCGGCAAGCTGTGCCATCGGATCAGCGGCTCGCTGGGCGAGACTTAACTGTAAATCCTGATATTGCGGATCGTACTGCTGGCGAGTCTGTAGAAGTTTGCCCTGAATCGCAGGGTCAGACATCGCATTGACATAATCGCGAGCAGACTTGCCGACATTAAGCTCGGGCATGGGTGGTGGTTTTTTTCCTCCTCCAAAAAGTTTATTTAAAAAGAACGATGGCACCCCTGAACTGTTTACCGGCTCACCTGCTCCTCCGGCATCCTTGAGCATTTCTGCCTCTTCCGAATTTATGTAGGCGAGTGATTCTCCCTGTGGAGCCGCTGAGTTAAGAAGAGAGGCGGCCTGCTTGAGAGGGTCATCAGGTGCAAAGGATGGAATCCCTTCAGGAGTCATGGTAGGAACCGATGCTCCCGAGTTTCTAAGAATCTCCTCTTCCATTGGATTAATGTACGCCAACTTCTCACCCTGGGGAGGTTTTGGATTCATTATCTTACTGCGTGATTCTTGCAGATAAACCATGTCATCAAGTAACTGGCGATCCTGTGCGGATAACCTGCCTGACATCTCAGAGATTCGTTTCATATTAGGGTCAGGCATTGGTTCTGCCTTTGGCTCCCTGTTAAATAGTTTGTCGAAGATATCCATAATGAATCAGGTTTTAATGATATAATTTAAAATGATGGTTGGCTGGACATTGTTGTGTGGTTGATCACCTCCTGTTGCAAGTGTAGTTAAGCCTTGAGGGGTAGTACCTCCTGAAGCGTCACCTGATTCAATAAAAGGGCCGTACTCAGTTATAGTCCCACTATCATGCGTATGTGAAGGCATTTGAGCTTCCGTGAGGGTGTGAGTCTCAGAACCACCTGCCGCTCCTAAAGTGTCTCCATTTAATCCGCCTGATTGATTAGTTAATCGATTGGCAGATGTACCTCCCATATCATCCTGACCTGCAATAACTCGGCCTCGAAGGTCGGGTAGATTAAATGATGATCCTGAACCTCCATAAGTAATTCCGATTACCCCGTAGAGGTCACCATAGTCGGCTATTAAAACTGATTGACCTGCACAAACTAAATAACCTGTTGGTGCCGTCGAACCGGCATAAGGCAGAACTGTAGCGGTTGGCATAAGGACACTCACTGCCGCACTGTCCAACTTGGCCGCAGTCACCGATCCATCCTGTATCTTGGCGGTAATGACTGAGTTAGTCGCCAGTTCGTTTGAACTAATGCCTGCTGATTTAACCTTTAAATATCCACCTGATCCATCGACCTGAATGGTGGAATCATCTGCTGTCTGATTAGCACCTGTTCGAAAGGTTGCCAGGTTGGCGATATCCTGCAACTTGGTTGCGGTTACCTGGTCGCCGGATGAGAATGATTGTCCTGTTTGTAATACTGCCATTTTATTTTTCTCCTATGAAACTGATGTGGTGGATCGGTCTGTAATTCTAGCATCCACTTTAGCGGACCGAAGATAGGGTCTGCCATTGGTTGGTTGAAAGTCTGCCTGTACTCCAAAGCCCCTTTTATTGACTCTAAGCCTTACCGATGCCTCTTCTGAGTCAGGGAGATTACTACCGAGTAAGGATGATATGCTTGTTGATTGGGTAGTAGAGTCAGGATCTTCGGTGATAAATTGAATATTACCATCAGTCGAAAAGCCCGTATTCGATTTTACATGAAGCTCGGCTCGGCTATAGGTTTTACGATCCATTGAGTCAGCATCGTACTGGCGGGTGGTCAACTGACTGACCACTGGAATTGTTTCCGATTGAGCCTGCCCGGCGGTTAGGGAAACAACATCGCCCCCCTCAAAACCATCTACCTTGTGAACGCCACCTTCTTCGGTCGTTAAATATAGAGCGTTCTGTGCTCCCTCACGGGCAACTATTAAATCGCGGATAGCAAACTCAGTGGAGTTTACCTGGTCGATGGATTCAAATCCGCCGTTGATAAAATTATAGACGATAATCGCATTGAGCTTAGTGGAATCTCCCCGCCCAGGTGCTGAATCCAATGGAACTGCCAACCAATACCTCGAGTCGAAATAGACGGCACATGAGAGGTGGGCATAGTCCTGATTTATTCGGTCGACAAATGGTTGGATGGATTCCGATAAAGGTGTGCCTGTACCCCGTAAGTGATACTGATCGTAAAATTCCACAGCATAAATTCCTTGATCCGAAAGGAACAGAATCTGATTGGCCACCTGTACGATTGACTTACGGGCAGATGATCCGATCTCAGTGGTTACCACATTGGTTTTTACATCGGCAAGAGATCCACTTACGCCTGTCATCAGGTGGATCGATTTACGATTAAATATCGCAAGAGTATCCTGAGTAAATGGTTGGATACCTACCA